CGCGAACCTGATAGAGACACGCGTTCCAGAAGAACCTGAGAATCAACGACTTACGCATATATAAAAACTATAGACAATTTGGCTAGGTTTTCTTTATGTATTCACATTGTAAACAATGTCAACGCAACTCATTTAATATTAACGATTATTAACGATTGGAAAAATTGACATATCCAAGATTTCATCGAAAATCGCAAACCTACCCTCCTACGAATGAAAGCCTTAATTGACAGCTCAATATGGACTGATCCAGCCGTTGAGTCTTTAGACGCTCAAGAAAAATTAATTTTATTCTGGCTACTAACGAACCCGAGCCGCGACAATGCAGGGGTGACTCGTTGCGGGTTTCGTCGTCTGAGCTTTGAGACTGGGATCCCTGAGGAAGAGATTGGTGCTTGTCTTGATCGAGCGATGGAAGCTGGACGCTTTGAGAAGCATGGCGACCGCGTGGTATGTTTAAATTGGATAGCAAAGCAAGTTGGGCGTGGCAATTCATTGGTGAGGAATAATATCTTTAAACAGATAGACCGATTAATGGATACTTATCCGAACTCGCTCAAGCAAGCTTTGTGCCGGCGGTACCCTGAACTAATCAAAGAAGAAGAAGAAGAAACAGAAGCCCCTCCAAAGCCCCTTTCAAGGGGTTTAGAAGGGGGCAGGAAAGGAAAGGAAAGGAAAGGGAAGGGAAAAGATAATAAGAACGAAGCCCACACGATTGAGTCCTTTTGCCAGTCAGTTGCTCAACTATACGGAACAACATTGCACAAAATCACACCAGAGGCCAAGCGGGCTGTATTCAATCAATGCCCGACCGAGGATGAAATGCAAAGCGTCTTAAGATTTATTGAGCAACATAGGGCAGGGAAGTTCGGGAAAGATGCTCCAGCAATATCAACGACTGCAAACAGAGCCTTGGTCAATATTGCCGATTTAATTGATAGAGCGTTGGCAAATGTTCAGATTAAACAAGAAAAGGCAAAGAGCTTAAAGCCTAAGCCCTTGCCTCAGATCGAAGACAATCCCCCGACAAAGGAAGAAATGAAACAGGCAAGAAAAGAATTTGCCGCACTCAAAAACAAAATAAAAAACAGAGAATGACAAAAGAACAAAAAGAATATGGCTTTTTCCAATCAGCACGACACGAGCGGAACTCGGTCAATCTGTTGCAGAAAATGGCTAAACATTACGGACTGATGGGAGAGAAACCGCATCACAAACAGCCAAGTGCCACTGCGTTAATTCGCGCCCTAATTGACGGCGACTTGGACTTGATAGACGACAATGGAAGGAGGTTTTGGAACGATGACAGACAATCCTGACGACACCATGGAGATGTTTCCTGAGTTAGTGCATAACTGGGAAGACCACTGGAAAGATATGCCCGAGTTCTTACCAAAGCCATATAAAGCCATCGCGTCCGTGACGATTCATTTTGAGACAGTCGAAGCAATGGAAGCGTTTGGCGAATTGATAGGTCGGAGAATTACTCACGACACAAAAGGGGTTTATTACCCAGTGAAAGAGAAAACTACCTACATATGTGAATGATGAACAAATATCCAATTTACATACCTTCAAAGTCCAGATATTTCCAATGCTCAATCAGCAAATTACTGGAACAATCTGGGTTAAGTTATTCAATCGTGGTAGAGCCACAAGACTATGGCAAATATTGTGAAATCTATAATCCAAATAATGTTCTGCAAATGGACAAAAACGACCAAGGGATTGCATATGCTAGGACTTGGATTAAAAAACATTCCATTAAAAATAATGAAAAGAAGCATTGGCAAATGGATGACAATATCCGATCCTTTAAAAGATGGAACAAACACGAAAGACAAGAAACATCCGCAAGAGTTGCCATTTGTTCTGTTGAGAGATTCTCCGGTCGGTTTAAAAATTGTGGCATTGTCGGGCTTCGTTCTTCTGTTTGGGGCTTTCAAAAAGAGGCTCCCTACAAAATAAATAAAATGGTCTATTGTTGCACCCTTGATGATAACAGTATGGACATATATTGGAGGGTTAAGGGGTTAGGCTCGGATACGGACTATTCCATCCAAGTGTGTGAGACAAGAAAATGGTGCACCGTCTTAATGCATAAATACCAAATTGATAAGCCGGCAATGGGTAAGCAAAAAGGCGGGAATGAGCTTGATTATGCCGACAATGGAATTGAAAAGCGGATCGCATCATTACAAAGCATATGGGGAAAGGAAATGATTAAGCGAACAATCAGAAATGGAAAGCCAATGCTTAACTGCAATCACATTTGGAGAACATACAAGCACTCTTTAATCCCTATTAATCAACAATCCACAAATTTAGTTTTGGCATAAAATGAACCCAGAATTTCCAGTTTATATAATCAGCAAAGGCAGAGCGGACACGCGATACACGTCCAAAGCTCTAGAAGATATTGGAGTCCCTTATCGTATCGTTATTGAGCCGCAAGAGTTCGACGAATACTCGGCAGTTATTGATAAAGAAAAGATTCTCCAGCTTCCGTTCAGTAATCTTGGTCAGGGTTCAATACCTGCCCGGAATTGGTGCTGGGAACATTCGATAAGCGAGGGGCACGAATGGCATTGGATATTGGATGACAACATTAAGTCCTTTCTCCGTTTTACAAATGACCAACGCTACACCGTCACAAATGGCACCATATTTAAATGTGCGGAAGATTTTGTACAACGATACGAAAACATTGCCTTGTCCGGTTTCCAATATCGTTTCTTTTGTGGTGGAGCAACTCAGCCCTACAAACTGAATACGAGGATTTATTCTTGCTTGTTGATTAACAACAGCACACCCCACCGATGGCGTGGTCGTTACAATGAAGATACCGACTTATCGTTAAGAGTCTTAAAGGACGGATATTGCACCGTGTTATTTTATGCGTTCCTTTGTTCAAAAATGGAAACGATGACATGCAAAGGCGGCAACACGGAAGAATTATATGCGGAAGATATTGACGGAAGACTAAAAATGGCTGAGAGTCTGCAAGCACAACATCCGGACGTGGCTACAGTCGTTTGGAAATGGGATCGCTGGCATCATGAGGTAGACTACCGACCTTTCAAAAAGAATAAATTAATAATGAAGCAAGGATTGAGGATTCCCAATCGCGTCAATAATTACGGAATGTTTCTTAAAGAACTAACCAACCAAAAAAAAGAAAATGAAAAATAAACTACAACAACTCCGCACTGAATCCCGTTATTGGGAAAAGCTGGCAACTAAATGTTCCATTCTTATGCCATGTTCATTAGCAGTAACAGCACTTGCCAATGTTGCTTTTGCGTTCAGCTATACAATTGGGCAAAATACATTTGTTCCAGTTCTGATAAGCATTATGGGATTACTTTGTGCGATTCTTGCCGAGATTGTCACCCAAGGATATTGGAAGAATTTTGCAGATGCCGAGAATAGGTATCGGCAACAAATAAAACAAAAACTGGAGGAATAAAAAAATGCCATCAAGAAAAATATATGACGTGGTCGCCACAATTGGCGAATATAAAACCGGAGACGGCGAGATAAAAAAACGATACTTAAAATGTGGAGCGATGTTTGAAAATGACGAGGGCAACAAATCAATCAAGATTGATGGACTGCCGGCAGGTTCAGACTGGAATGGCTGGTTGTCATTGTATGAGCCGAGAGAGTTTAACGCACCCACAAACAGTCCTCCGCAAATAACAGGACGGAAGGACGATGATGTTCCATTTTAATTGAACCAAAAAAAGAAATGAGCAAAGAAGAAAAAAAACAAGAAAAAGAGGGCTTCAAGTTCTCGTTGGCTTATCCTTCAAAATACTTAAGGGAGCCCGATTTAAATGGCAAGAGTGTCACGCTAACAGTCAAAGGTTGGCGATATACTGAGAAGAAGGACGTTGGTGATGACGGTCGACAAATGAAGGGAATTTGCCTTTCGTTTGAAGAAACGCCAAAGGAGTACATTGCCGGCGTTACCGTGTTCAGACAATTGCAGAGCGTTCTAGGATTTGATCCTGAAACTTGGAGCGGTAACTCTGTCACGTTCTTTCCAACAACTTGTCGCTTCGGCAAAGACCCAGCCCACCCTTGCATTAGGGTTCGTGTTTAACATAAAAAAAAATGAAATTCATAGATTATACAAAAGCCGAGGGGGTTAATTGTTCCAGCTTTGGAGGGATTGATCCAGACCGTGATGGATGTCCATTAATTTGGAGAGCAAACGAACTTGGAGAGGGAGAGCCTAGAAAAGATTCTCCAGCTTTAGGATTCGGAAGAGCTTTCCATTCCGCTGTATTAACTCCGGACGAGTTTGTGGACGAGTTTGTCGCATTAGATGAAGGCGTCCAACACAAGCTATATACGGACGCACTAGAAAGCGGTTCGAAAGCTAAGAAGTTTTCCCGCTCGTTGTCTACATATAAAGATTGGATGGCTGAACAAAAGCAACTTGGTCGGACTGTTCTTGATCTAGATTCTCTAGAAAGAATAGAAGACATGAAGGACGCTTTGATGAGAAACAAACAAATGGCAGATTATTTAAATGATCCCAGCCTCCAAACGGAACTAAGTTTGTTCGCATCGTTAACAGACCACAGGGGCAACCATGTTGCTTGTAAGGGACGACTGGACGCATTATTGCCGGGTGGTGCTTGCGTTGATCTGAAAACCGTGGCAAGTGCTTCTCCTATTTATTTGGGGAACTTCGTGCCGCGTTTCAAGAATCACATCCAAGCGGCGTTCTATCTTGATCTGTTAGAAGCAAACGGGCATGAAGTCGACCATTTTGCCTTTGCTTTTATCGACAAGAGAAAGCCGCATCCGGTAACGCTTTGGAAAGTGCCGGACGTTATGATTGATCTAGGTCGGCAAGAATATAAAACCTTCCTCGGTTGGATATTTGACGGACGTAAAACAGGCAAATGGCCGGGGCACTCTCCAATGATTGAGTTTCCGGCATGGTTTGAAAAGATGCTGGAGGAAGTATGAGTCCGAGTGAACATATATCCAACACCGATTATCATAATTCGTTGAAAAAGGAAATGAGTAAACAGAAGATAAAAAACGGGATTAGCGACATGCAGGAGGCGAGTTGTGAAGGAGCGTCTACCTTTTACGGCGCAGGTGGTCGCGTCTTGCTTAAAAAAATGGCGGCATATTTTGAATGTTACGGGGCTGGAAGACACTCTGGAGACATTACTGCCGCTGGATTTGTTCATCGTTTGCTGGACGGTGAGTTGGATATTGTGAGAGTGAGCGATGGGAAGGGCTTTTGGCACGAGGAGGGATATGATGCTCGAACTGAAGAGAATTAAAAAAGACGTGACTGGGAGACTAGAGTCGGAAGAGAACTCCGAACTTGGTGGAGATTTTTGTTCATTTTTCTCCACCGGTAGTGAACACTCCCAGCCGCGTCCAAAACCTTTGCAGGGACTAGAGTCGGAAGAGAACTCCGAACAGCGGTTTATTTGTTGGCCAGTTCATTGAACACCCTGCATCCTAAAAAAAAATGAAACCTTACAAAATAGAACTAGACGAAAAAGAAATCCAGCTTGCTAAAAAACAAGCTTTGGCAACTGCAAGCGATTCAAGACAACGCGGATTGATTGATCGTAAATTTGCCCGCGAAACAGGAGCAGAGATTGACGAGCTTGGCGCAGGTGGTGAAATTGCGTTTTGTAAATTCTTCCGAATTCCATACACCGATCTGCGATTTGGATCATGCAGGGGTTGGGATGTTAATCTCCCTGGCATTGGAACTTTTGACGTGAAGACGACAAAGAAGCCGGGGAATAATATATCTATAGCGGCACGATGTGAACACAAAAAGGACAGGGCGGATTGGATCGCAGGAATGGCAAGAGAAGGCAAAAGCTGGACATTTTATTATTACGGCATGCTGGAAAGCCAGCATTGTTTTTCCGATAAGTATACGAAGGAGGGCAGATTTGGTGAGTCTTTTTTTTCTGTTCCTGTTTCTGAGCTTTTTTTAGTGTGAAGAAAAAACTGGAGATCGGTTGCTTTTGGTGCGACATGACAAACAAAAAAGATCCTCCAATCTATTGGATGAATGTGGTGAGCGTTGATGATTATGGACGTTTTGAACCAGTTACTTCTGTGGAATTAAGTCTTGAAGTGTTCCAGCTTTTTCACAATGATGGAAAGGCTTTGCGGTCATGCTTGACCAAGATCAGCAAAATAAACGACATTAAACCAATCACCAATTATCAAAATATAAAATGACCAATCACGCCCTCAGATTTAAAACCGACATAGATGCCGCTTTTGCCTTAGCCTATCATTCCCTTGGGGCAAGCAAACAGCTATTCCAAAAACGTCATAAAAGATTCGTTCAGTATTACGGCAAAGAACTCGACTCGGTAATGAACACTTGCAACAGAAGAGAACTGGACACGACCGCGCGGGATCATTATGCGGGCGCCCTTGATTGTGGTCGTCGTCACATATTCGAACTTGCCAAAAAATGGGTGCAAGGTGCTGAGGCTTCACACAAAGAATTGGACGACATTATCGAAGGTCTCTGGGAATAAGCTTGGAAAGCTTGTAGGTATAAGGGAAAAAGAATCTGAAAAAAAAAGCATTGTTTCGCTTGATTCATCCTATATATGTGATCTATTATCACTATCAACAACAACAAATCTTAAATCTAAAAATGAAAATAAAAACCAACACCAACAGCCACCTTGAAGGTCGTTTTTCTAACCCAAGCAATCTTAACCCTAATAAAGGTAAAGTTTTTGCACATGTTGTCAGAATTCATCCTGACGGTTCTGAATCTTTTTGCCCAAGCTTTAAGGCTAAATATTACGCGAATAGGAAAAATGCAGAGAAGGCAGTAAACCAGTATCTGAAAAAAGAACAAGAAGTCATTAAAAGAAACGCATTTCGAAACTCATCGGCAACTGAATTTTTCCAAGCTCAAGGTTTAAATCTGATTAGCACCAAATACTGAATCGAAACGCCTCGGGTTCGATCCCCGACGCACTAGAAAACAAAAACAAAAAAAGAAAAATGAAATTAAAAGACATATACAATCTAACCGAAAAAGAGAGCCAGCTTTTTCAATCAATACTAACTGGCATGGATTACCCTGGCATGGGATGGCTTCACGCATTAGCGGAAGAATCTTTATCAACCAACGCTGTTCTTGGAAGCTTAATTAAAAAGGGGCTAGTTACTAGCCAACGCGAAAAAGAGCCGGGTTTACCGGAAGTTTTTTGGATTGAACTGACTACAGAAGGAAAAGAATTCCTTAATTCTTAATTAAATCCCGCAGGGTTCTATCCCCTGCATAACTCAAACAAAAAAAGAAAAATGAAAAACACTGCACAAAACGCCACTTACACTTATAAAGCGGTAAAAGAATTTATTGAGCATATTACAGAAGTTGATGCCGATGGGATTTTTGATTTTGCAATCACGCATCTCCAATGGGATGACAACGGCAACCTTTGGTTTCATATCAGAGGTCAAAGTAACTCGGATGGGTCCGTATATAATGACGCCAATCTTTATCAAGCCAAGCCTTCAGGGGTTATTAATTCTTACGAGCCGAAAGATGATAGTTATTGGAACACTGATTGGGCTTGTGACCCTATTGACTTTTTGGAAAATGCCAAGCTTAGAAACCGTTACTTCGAGAAATCAAAGCCATGCGCCCGGTTCAATAAAGAATGTGGGGAATTGACCAGCCGCTACATTGATCCGCTTTGGGGCAAGCCTGTTAGCTTCAGAAACATTTGGGACAAAAACGAGGACAACCCGTTTCTCTGCACCATAGCAGGGGACATTGGACAATATTGCGAATAATCAAAACGCCTCGGGTTCGATCCCCGGCGCACTAGAAAACAAAACCGAAAAAAGAAAAATGAGCATAAACAAAAAAATCCTATATAAGATAGCCGAGGAAACAGAATACTTTTATGATCGGTGGCAAGATGAACAAGGACTTGAAGATTTTTCCGATTACGTCAAAAGCATGGAAAAAATAATCAACGCGAAAGAACAAGAGTTCTTGGGACTTACTCAAAATCCTTTTAAGGTTTCTTACATTGATTCAAAAACGCAAAAAACGGTTGTTTTAAAACCGGACGCAACTGGAATCAGCGTTATTGTGAAATAGAAAAAACAAAAAAAGAATCTGAAAAAAAAGCATTGTTTTAGTTGATTAGTTCCATATATGTGATTTAATATCACTATCAACGGGAGCAATCCCAAAACTAAAAACAAAAAAAGAAAATGACAACACTTAAAAAAATCAACGACGAATTGGCAAACGCAGGACTGGAATTAATTAAATGGGATAATTATTTTACTTTCCAAATTTTGGATATTGATCTAGTTCCACTACCCAGCTTTGTCAAAACTGCCGGACATTTGGGCAACGGAGATCAATTGTTGGATTCTATTGCAGTCTGTAAGCTCAACCACTTGAGCTTTGAGAAATGGATAGGAGAGGCAATTATTTACCTACAAAGATTTTTGGAAAGATATGATTGGGCGCATCCTAAAGGCGACTATCACCCAGAGGAATTCGATTCATGGATGGATAATATTGATCGGTCTTTTGAATTAAATAACTCTAAATAATAAGAACATCTGGATGTTTAATCCCTTGTAGGTATAAAGAAAAAAGAATCTGAAAAAAAAGCATTGTTTCACTTGATTCATCCTATAAATGTGATCTATTATCACTATCAACGGGAGCGATCCCAAAACTAAAAACAAAAAAAGAAAAATGCAATATTCAAGAAAAACAAAAAAACCAACACCGGGACACTCTGGCAACCGAAAAAACGTTATTGTGGAATGGCGTTACAGTGAAGCCGAGATTGCTGAACGGAAAGCTGATGGAATAGACTCCAATCTCGATTGGCAACCGGTTTCCGGTGTGCGATTAACTCAAAAACAGGCAACCTATTGCCGCCTTAAGTTTGAGAAATTAGGATTTTTAACAAGGGAAAGGAATATATAAACAATACCCCGCCGGGTTCGATCCCCGGCACAACCAAAAAAAGAACAAGAAAGGAACCAAGTAAAATGGGAGCAAGAAGTGAAGAAAGAGAAAGGATCGGTTGGGCAATCACGGATTCATGGAGAGATGATGCGACTTACGAAAAAGTCCGCGGAAGACTTCGCCAAAATTTAATCATAGACACCCCGTGGATGAACGCCGGAGGACGGTGGATGACTCAGGTTGATCCTTGGTCTGAGAAAAGGGTGGAGGATATGGCTAACCTCATCTGGAAATACGCCCCGCTCAAATCCGCTCTGCATCAGACTTTTCTCAATGTCATGGAAGCCGAGTGGGTTCTTGGGGAAGCAAGAGAGGCAGGGTTTCCGATTGAGGACGGAGAACCATTTGAGCGATACAAGGGCTGGATTAATGAACTTGAGGAGGCTCTTGAGAAGGTAAAAAAGGAGCCGGGTAAAGACCCGCATGAGACTCTGGGAATGTTAACTAAAAACAAAAAAGAAGAATCCGTATTTTAATCACCCGCCGGGTTCCATCCCCGGCACAATAGAAACAATCAAATGCTCAAAATTGTAAACATAAAACACGAATCCCCAAGGGCGGAGAAAAGCTACAATCAGAGGTCTGGAACCTACGGAACTGAGACGCATCCTTTGCGGCGAATAGTCGATGCGGATGGAAACATCGTAGGAAAGATGCGAAAGCAACGCCGACAAGCAACTCGACCCGATGGTAACATTGACAGGTATAGCCCTAAAAAATGGGTTTGGATAATAGACCTTACATCTCGGATTAGTGGGTTTGGCCAAAGAGGAAATAGCAAGATCCATCTAAACTTGTTCGACTCAAAAAAACTTTCGGGAATGATTAACTACAGAGACGCTTGGCAGAAAGAAGTAAAGGGCTTGAGGGAAGCGAAGGAAATTCTTGCGGGTCTCTCAATAACCGATCACATCCCTATTAAAGAATGGGTCGAGAAGCAGAGGAACTTACGGAAAGAGTTACAAAAAAAAGATAAGTGAATAATCACTCCGCTGGGTTCAATCCCCGGCACAACCTACAAAAAAAATGCAAACCATAAAAACAAAATATCACGGTCCCACAAATCATAGGGGAGCCCGAATCTCAGCGAAGCAAGCAAGCCACAAAAATGGCAAGCGAATCTTTGTTCCGTATTGTTACGCATCAAATCCAGTTGAAAATCATAAGCGAGCCGCTGGACGATTGCGCAACATGCTAAACTGGAATCATACCCCAATGATTCCCGGAGATACGAACGATGGAATGATTTGGGTGTTTTCGCCTAGATACAATCCCGAAAGAATCGGGACACATGCTCAACCGGATCCAAAAGTTGAAGCACTCAAAGACGAAATAAAAACATTGTCGGCGATGTTGCTTGATGCAGTCGGCGAAAAGAACTTGGAAGCGTTTATCTACAACTGGAGCAAGAATAATGGTTGAAGTAATTATTGGAGGAGTTGTTTGGCCTTTCTTGCTGATTGTTGCCTATGCTGTTTTTGCAATTCAAACAAAACCAAAAAAAGATGACACCGAAGAAATATAAAACAATAAGAGAACAGATAGGAAGTCAATCAATGGTAGCTTCCAAACTGCAAACAGCCCGCGAAACAATCGCAAGAAGAGAAATAGGAGCCCAGCGAATCACCAAAGAAGCGGAGCTGGCTCTGTTGCAACTCTTAAAAAACAATTAACGACTGAACACCCATTGGCAAAAAGCGGGGTTCTGGAGCATTACGCACCGGAGCCCCGTTGTCATTCTCGAAATATAATCTTCTTCAGGCGGTGCAGGCTCGCTTGGAGAAAACCCAACGAGATTGGCAATGGCGTGTTGCACCTCATGGAGGCAAGTGTCGCGTATTGAGTCGCCACCCTGTCTCTCGTTGATTACAAGGACTTGATGCGTTGTCTCACACCTGCCAAGCTCCTCGTCGCTTAGATCGCGACTGTGTGCGATTCTGAAGCGATGCCCCAAAATGTCCACAAACTCAACCGGACAACGATCCCGCTCCTTAGTTTTCTTCCCAGTCTTCATTTATTGAATAATAACAGACCGATCCAATCTTGACCCGCTCAATCTTGCCCTGCTTTGCAAGCTTTCTGAAATATTCGCTCACCGTCTTTTGGTTTGTGTTTGTCTTTTCCGCGTATTCGCTCGCCGTGATTGTTCCCGGTGGTCGCTTTAGCTCTTTTGGAGCGTTGAGCAATTCTTGGAATTTTTCAGCAAGTGCGCCTATCGGATCACTTTCGTCGGGTCTAGCCATTTTCCCTCTTTTGTTTTTTTGATGTTCCATAAAATCCAGTCTCCGGTTTTGTCGCAAGCAACGCCATAGGCGAATCCCACTTGGTGCTTGAGTCGTCGCCTATGCGTCCGATTGTATTCTTGCTGTATACTTCCAATTCCGCATCCGACAACATAACTTTCCGATTGAGACAGATTATCCAATTGATGATAATCAAACGAATGGACATGTCCTGTGATTGTGCTTCCAAAGTGCTGGCAATTTACCTTTGCAGGATACATTGACGAAACGTATCCATGCCCTATCAATCTCCCAGGGGCAAACTCAAACCAACCTTTCTCCACATCATATTCCAGAGTCGTGCATCCAATTTGCTTTAGCTCGTTTAGAATCTGATCCCTTAACTGTTTAGCAAAGTCCACTTCCAACGACTCACGCGAAGACTCAGCAAGCAAAAACAATCGGTGATCGTGATTGCCTAGCGTCATTACTTCGGGCTTATATTGCCGAATGAAATCTATTCCAGCCGCTATGTCTTCGCGCAACGAATGAGCCCGATCCTCATCGTCCGCGCCTTTTCGTAACGGGGCTAAATCAATAAAATCTCCAAGATGAAAGCGACGAGCTTTCGGATGGTCTTTGCAGAACTGAAGAACCCTTTTTTTATAGTCAGGGCAAATCAATTCCCCGTGGGTGTCGGTTGCAATTATGAACTCTTTCCATGCCATTAATCATTCTCCAAATTATTTTTCCACGTTTGCTCTAACAATCTGCCATGCGTATCAAGCTGGACTTTATGAATTCGCAATTCCTCGCCATGCTTTCTTTGCTCTTCTTTGATTTGTTGCAAGTCCTTCTCCATGCTTGTTTGCCGTTCTTTGATTCTAGCCACGCCGGCGTGATTGCTTAAAGCTAAATCATACAGCCTGGGCTGATCCCCTGAATGATTGACCGCATTATTGGCTTGGGTCGCCTCTCGCTTTGCTCGCCATGCGTAATACGTTCCAACGGAAACAATCAATCCCATAAAAGCTTCAATTATGACCTCCATGTCCAATGTGTTTTCAATCATCTTTGCCAGTCGGCGTTTTTGCCTCTTGTGTCAATGTGTAAAAAATTTGCTTTTGAGTAACAACCAACCCCACCTTTAAAGAGTCCGTCCTTTCTTGCTCCAAGTGCGACTCGGTAAAGTTCTGCAACTGGTTTTTGTGGGCTAGTGCAATCCATAGCCTTGCCTTCTTTGTGCTGGCTCAATGGTGCGCCACCAATTGCCGCGTTGTATCGTTCGCTCCGGTAAACACTCAACAAGCGGATTGGAGCGTTCAATCGGTCGCGTAATTCGTCAGCAAGTAAAGCAAGTTGGTATATGTTTGCCCATAATCTTTTCGGGGGTGATCCGTTCAATCCATATCCTTTGCTTGCCGTGTTGTTATGACTTGCCCCTGGGTATAAAAATTCCTTGTATCCGAAATGTTTTATTCCTAGTTTTCTGAACCCTTCGCAAAACGTCTCCGCATTTGCCGCAATATGCCGAACGTCCGTTCGCTTGCTTCGACGGCGAAACAATCTTGCCAATAGGCTCTTTATTTTGCTGAACACACCTTGAGGGAATTAAAGTGTGTTATTGCTTGGGATGCATCCAAACTCCAGCTCCAACTCGTCTGGACAAAACATCAACCTCCACTCCAATCACTTTTCTATTCCCAAGAATAGTTGATGGGTTGGAAACTGATGCTTTCAAATTGTTTGAATTAACTCCCGAACAGTTCGCGAGAAATAACACCGCAACAGATAAAAATAAAAGTTTGGTTTTCATGGATGAGTCCTTTCCAGTTTTGTTTTGTTAAGCTTGGAGAATATAACTTCAACCAGCATTAATGCACCTGCGATAATCACCGCAACAGTGGCATCAATCTGGTCATTTGTTACGGCTAAAACAGGAGCGATTGCCAATCCTAGTTTTAACAGTTGCCGTTTTCCCCATCCTTCGATGAGGCTCGTTATACCTTTGCGGATTAATGCTTTCATAATTTTCGGTTCTCTTGGTTGGTGGTTTCTGAATCCCCGGCGATGGATAAAACTTTTCATTATAATCCTTGTGCAATAAGCAAACTGCAAGCCACAAGGTATAGCCAAGGGCTTTGCAGGGTAAAACTTGCTGTTAAGAAAAATGCAATCATGGGTCAATACCCGGCTCAATTATTTCATTTGCTGGATCATTAGTGTCAGACGGGAGCCAGCCATTATTCTCAACCTCGGATATGGTAAGTTTTGCCCTTGCGTCTAGCCTCGATTGTATGTCTGTTGGAACGTCTACCAGTTCCAAACAAGTTACATCAATAGGAACAATATATTCATCCTTGTCAGGATGTTTTTTAGGTATTGCCCAACAATCCGCATTGTAGCCTTCAATCCCTCCTTCTGATGCAGGTCGGCTTGCTAGCTGATGGCACAAATCACAAGCCGCTTGTGCCTCTAATAGTGCATTTTCCCCGGTGTAATAAAGGAAATAATTTTCCGGCGTTTCGTTTTCCATCAGTATCCTAATCCAGTTGTTGAGCAAGTTGCGTCTACATTGTGTCGTTTGCACATTTGCAAAATCAAGGATTCAACTTGTGTATTTGTTATGTCCGATTCCGTGGCGTCAAATAAAATAACCTCGGCAATGTAACCATCTACGGCATTAGTTTCTAAAGGATGGTTACCGACAAAGAAAGGAGCGGTTACCGTTGGGTCTTTTGCATACGCCGTCGAAGCTGTTGTCTTTTTGTCTGACTTCATAAACAGCGTTGGTTTATTAGTATCAGACGGTAATCTCACCCCGCTTACCTGATCATAATTTGTTCCGGGGTTGTCATATTGATTATAAGTTCCGCTGATCCAGTTGGTCGTATATTTGTAAGATGATGTCGGTGCGTAAGCCCAAATTACGCGATTCTCTTTTGGACTTGCCGCATTTATGTTATAAAGAATCCATTGGCGGTCAGTGTCCCAATCTGTATTTCCAGCTTGGCCGCATAAGCCTTGAGTGGTTCCGTAAGTTGTTTGATACATGGCAACCAAAACAAGAGGAGAATCAATGTTCCGATCTGTGTCGCTTCCACAAAATAAGCCGGTTTTAGTTCCGCTTCTTTTAAACTCTATTATCCCTTCGTCAAAGCAATGTTCTCCGGCTGATCCTCCGGCTCCGTCTGTTTTTCGGTTGTGAGCATGAAAGGCATTTGTATCGCCATCATGTCCACTTCCCGGGCTGTAATAATATGGTTGATCCGCCGCTGTTGATTGTGACAGCGTCCAATCCTCGCTAGGAACTTTGCCTGTCCATCTTGATCGCCAATTAGAAACTTTATAACTGCCATCCACGTCAAGCGAGTCGGTTAAGGTAGCGTCCCACCAAGCTACTGGCTGATTGCCATAAAATTCGTAACCGTATGGGGTGCTGGAACTGGCGGCGATTCCTGCAAACATTAGGTTGTTAAGTCTCCAATTAAATCAAACTCGGATGCACCACTGCCTTTTGTAATGCATATCAAGGTGGCGGCTGAGTATTGGTAGGCGAGTTTTAATTTTGAACCTACTGAGTTAATTGTAACACCGGAAGCCGCCGAGATTGTAACTCCACCAGCACCTTTACGAAAAAGCGTGACCACATCACCCGGTTCAAATGTATTATCGGGAACAGTTACCGTGACGGTTGATGCGTTGTTTAGTCGAACCGTCTTTCGAGCATCACCAGCAACTAAGGTATAAGTTGTTCCGGTTTGGTCGTTTTTGGCAGTAAGTAAATTGCTGTTAAGTTGCGTTAAAGTAACTGCATCCTGGTTGCTTGATGCATCGGATAAATTATTGATCTGACTATAATTGGCATCCATCGCGCCCCCCAGCGTGAGACTACCAGTCATCGTGCCACCGGACTTCATTAAAGCCCCAGCCGCTGAGACGTTAGTTGCATCAGTTACGTCTGCACCGGATTCGATTGCGTCCAACTTTGTCTTGTCTCCATTCGCAAAAGCTCCTTCGGATGGCTTGACTTGCAGTGTTGAAATGGTGACCCCCTTTACCCCTGCCAAATCGGTTAGCTCACTATCCATTAACGCGCCAGCGTTTGTAACACTAGTATTATTGGTTACGTCCGCCCCAGTTGCGATACCGTCCAGCTTTGTCTTGTCTCCATTTGCGAAAGCCCCTTCCGAAGGTTGAGCTTGCTTGGCATCAAGTTGTGTTTGAATAGCTGAAGTGACTCCATCCAAATATCCAAGCTCCGTTGATGTGACCGCGGACACCTCAATTTTTCCTGAAGCATTAGAAGCCAATGCCCTAGATGCAGTCAGATCCTCGGTGTCAATGGTTGTTGCCGCTCCTGTAATCGTTGCTTGGGCACCAAGATTTGTTCTTGCCGTCGATGCGTTTGCCAAGTCGCTGAGATTGTTTGCCGCTAATAACTGCCCAGTTCCGGTTTCTGTAATCTCGTCCCAGTTTGCCGCGCCAGCTCCGTTTGCCATTAACAAGAACGCACTTGGCGTTGATGTGTTTATCCACAAAGTGCCAACTCCATAGCCATCGTTCGTGTCATCATTGACGGTCGGATTGCTCCCGCTCGTAACAATCTGCGGAAAAATTGCGTGAATGGAAGATCCGTTTAAGTCGTTTGGATCAACTGCCGGAAATGCTCTAAGCGTTCCGCGATACAACGCACTGGACGCATTCTTTACCGTTAGAGTTAAATCCCCTGGATCTTTTTTTGATAAATGAGCAAGAAGCCCAGCCCCGTTCAATGCAAGCGAAGCAGTTAATCCTCCAAAGCTCCCACTTGTGACAGTTGACCACGCACTTTCAGCAATTGAAGCCACTGGTTTTTCTGCCAAATTGATTAACCATAAAGCTCGCTCAGAACTTGAGCCGGTCTTGACCACTGTTACTTCGCCAATTGCCGGCGGTGTTGCTCCGTCACAATCAAAAGAAGGATTGGTCCCTGGGGCTCCGTTGTTTTGCAATCGCACATAAAAAGACAGTTCCGAATCATCATCGCCCGCCCTCCAAACATCGCATCCCCCTGCCGTCTCCATTGCGTCCAGTCGATTCAATGCGGAAGAAAGTGTTTCTGCCGTTAATGTTTCAATTGAAAGCTCCCCGCTTGTATCCGATCCATAAGTAACCGTTAATTTGCCGCCTGTTGGTTTAGCTCTTGGAACACCAATGTCCAAACTCACGTTTGCAGTCAATATGGTGTTGGCTGTTACGGCTCTAGTCTGAGGGTTGACGTTAACGCTAAACACTTCCACCGATTCAGTTGCACCAGCTTCAGCGTTGAAGAATTCGTCCAGTGAGGCAATGCGCCTTGCCGTGAAATCCTCGTAAAGGACTCCAGTTCTGTCGTCAATTATAAGCCGTCTTGCCATGTTTATCCTTGGGAAATCAATTTAATATTGTAAGCCTTTGCCGCTGTTGCACTCCATGTTGTAAAATAAATACGAGCATGTTGAGCAAACAAATCCGTTCCGCTAATAATCTGATCCTGATCAGTATCCAAATCCGTTATAGTTGAAACAGCGTCCCTCCAGTTTGTGTTGTCATTACTCATTTGGATTTTAGGTGCAACACTAGCCCCAGGGTCTTGGCATCTTATATCGACAACAAAACGTCCACGGACTGTCATTGAATCACTTGCACCAGTTAGCAATCCGCTGGCGTTTGTCGTTGCCAAATCTTCGCTGTCTAGATTTACTCCACTTGTGCTTGAAGTGCTTGCGGAACTTGAAGCCACTGCAATTTGCACAAGCTCGGTTCCATCAATGCCTCCTCTGATTGGTGATATATGAAAGTCGGACGCATCACTCGCAGTTGTGACCCAAGCCAATTGTCGTTTACAATTAATCCTATCAGTGAAGGTCAGGGTTCCCGATGAAGAAGTTGCGGTAATCTGAGTGTGAGCGGCTGAACTGTTCCAATCAGTGTTGTCTGTCGGACTCGTTGTTCCTGTTTGTGCGTCATTAATAGCGGATGCCAAGTTGTCGGCAGTTGCCGCTGTTGATGCCCCTATCTTAACTTGCCCTGGAGAGGAAACGCTGGTCTTAAAAGTATAAACAGTGGTGAATCCTGTTAGCCCGATTGTGAATGTTTCCCCGTCTGCTGGGTTTGTTGTTATCTTGCAACTACCAGTTGCCGCTGTTCCGTCATTGCTAAATATCGAGCCAATGCCATTCAACGCCGCACTCCATTTTGCTAGGTAAAGATGGGACCAAGCAGTTGTGGAAAGTTGCTCAACTTTGCCCTCACCAGACCCAGGGTTCAATTGCACATAATCAGCGGTGGAATCAGATGTTTTCCGACCATACAAATTGATTGTTCCATCATCATTCGTTGCAGTACTTCGACAGTAAATAAACTGCCCAGCAGTGTGTGAGTTGGTGAAGAAAGTGTCCCCTGTGAATTTTGTGGTGTGGACTGGCATCTTGCTAATATTTTAAACGATGTTAATGGGCGCGATAGACTAATCCGGCAAATATACGAGGACTGGAATCTTCATGTCTAGCTTGTTTAATGTGTGCAAAGCGGAGAGCCTATGTTTCCCGTCACGCAATATTGGCACATATCCGCTCCTTAAAAAGATTTTGGCTGGATGATTTTCTTGCCATCCGTTTTCCATTAAAGAATCTTCCAAGCTCTTGTTCTTTGTTAGTCCTTTTGGTCTGTTTGCGAGTTCCCAAATAATTCTTGCGGGTATCTCAGGGCATGAAATCTGCTTTTCCATATTGTCGAATTATGCACCAACAACAGGTTCAACGCCTGGACGGTTAGCATCTGCCGCGGCGACAATTGTGGGAGGTTCAGAATCTTGCACATCGGTATATGGCGAAAGCAATATTCCCTCCCGTTGCGCCCATATTGGTCCTTCCAAAAACCACCGGAATCCATTGTGAAAATTTGTTGGCGTTGATTCCCATCCCTCAATTAATCCCATACTATTTAAATAGATATATCCAGCGGGGATGTAAGTTGTCGTCTCCGTTTCTGTTGGAGGAGCTTCATCAGTTTGCACAACAAACTCCGATGCGGAATAGATGTATTTCCTCTGAGTAATTGGAACAAGTATTCCGCTCTCGGTAGGATATCCGCTTATTGTTTTGGCATTGCCATCTGCTACCATGTTCCCAGATGTTCCGCCCGCGTTGCTTTCGGATAGATTGTGTGAATGTGAATCGTAAGAACCCTCTCCAGATCCACCTGAAGCCGTGTCGGTTTGTCCTTCAACGTGCAACCGATGATGGGCTTTGAAAGCATATTCCGAGCCATCCCATGTCGCGCCGCCAGCCCTATAGTTCATCACTGACCAAGTAACTTTTAAATAAATATAATTGCCGCTTAAATTGGTAAGTTCCAAAGTTGGAGGAGTGTCGCTTGATAAATACGTCCCAGATATTTTTGGTTCATATGCCCATTGGTTAATTGTCTGATGGGCTTGATGGCTTATTCCTGAAGCATCAGACCCAAAATGCGATGCATAAACATAGCCAGTCCTTATTGCCAATTTTGTTTTCGATGAATGACCATGAGCCGCAAATCCTTGTGGACTGTTTGCGTCTCTATCGGAGGAATTTTCAATGCCGGCTAATGGCGTTTGATCTCCATAAAAGATTGTTGGATGGAATTGCGGAAGTCGTTCGTAGTCTTTTGGCTGAAATCGTTTTCCTTCCGGCGTTTCAATGATCCCTGGTCCCGGCAACAATCGTTCCCTTTTCATCCAGTCGTGTAACTCTTGGAGCTGGCGTTCGTGAATCTTCCAGCCTCCTTCAGGGCGTTCTGGCGTTTTTTCTCCAGGCATTGTTTACAAATTAGATTGAAGAAACGTCTCCCAGGTTTCGGTTACGGTAAAAACATTGCCAACTTCCGTATAGCTAAACGAGCCGTCCGGTATCGTTTCCACATAGTCTTTGTTTAAAACCAATAACTCCGCTTTGGGTCCTTCTCCGCTATCTTTTTTTAATGGCTTTGGGACTGGCAAAAATCCTTTTGCAGTTATTCCGCCAATTAAATTCTGTGAGGTCGGTCTTGTGTCAGAAGTATACCGAACGGTAACTTGCCCGCCGATATATGAATACCAAGTTGGCATTTCTTTTTCATTGTTTGGAAATTTGTCGATTCTGAACGACAACCAATTCCCAGTGAAAGAATATTCCGGCGTTGTTGTTTCTTGATCTTGATTGACTTGCCCTTCCGAGCTTTGTTGTTCTATTCCTTCAAATCTTAAAATGGCTGTGGAATAACCATACTCATCCTCCTTGACGCTTGGAGCCTTGACCAACACGCAGTGATTAAAATCGGCAATTGGGCACTCTTCACCTTTTGGCCAATCTTTAAGAAACCTTCCAGTGGTGTGAGTTGGTCCACGATATTTTAATTCCACATGGTCAAGTCCCTCTCTTGAAGAACCAAAAGAAGTGCCACGTTGTTGCTTCCAATCCTGACTGCCTTTAAATGTTGGAGTTGGCATAATGATTAACGGTCTTGGGTGTTGTCGATGAGTTCACCAAGCTTTGAATTAAATTCTTTAACGGATGTCAACATGCTTTCCATCGTCCCTGTTTGTTTTTCCAATTGAAGTTGTTCCGGTGTTTTTCCTACAAAAGTCGCACCAAGCCCGGCAGTTTGCACAAACTGAGAAAAGCGTCCAGAAAGTGTTTCTTCTTCTTCTTTTCTTCCTCCAACCCGCATAATTTCCCTTTTCTTTTTTTGCCTTTCTTTAAAGTCTTCGATTGTTTCTGCAAAAGGATTTTCATTATCTGAATCTGCAAACGCTTTAGCGGTTCGCATTAAACCCCGTTCACCAATAAGGATGTCCATTTGTGATTTCTGGACGTCCCGACTTAATCCTTTATTAAACTCTTTTATGCTTTGCCCAAGTTTGCTTTTTTTTATCGCTTCTTTTTCCTGTGTTTCTCCTTCCAAAACTTCTTGAAGCGAAAGATCCCGGCCTTTTGTTGTCATTTTTTGCCCAAGAACTTCCTTCCGATAGATATTGGCCATTTCTTCATTGGAAAATTCCCCGGTGAACAAATTTTTTAAAGCCATGACGCCAACAAAAATTTTGCCATATTCTCTTTCCAACCAACTGTGTCCGCCTACCAAAAGATTTGCCGCCATTGCTGTGGTCGTGTTTTTAATTTCTGTTAATTTGTCACTGGCGTTTTCTAATGAGGCAACAGTTGCATTGGTCGCAACAGTCGCGGAATCCATCATTGTTTGGATTCCAGTTGAGCCAGCTTGGAATAATGGGATTAAGTTTCTGACTTCCGTGTCCAATATCTTCATCAAAGAAGCCACTCCCTCAACTCCACCACCTGTTGCTTTGAACGCATCAGCAACGGCAAAGAACTGTTCCTTTAATCCCATTTGGCTTAGTTCTTCAGCATTCAATCCCAATTCCTTAAAAGCTTTTGCCGCCGCAGTCGTTGGACTTTGCAATGCTTCTCCAATTCTTCGCTGTAATCGCGTGAGGATCGCTTGTAAGCTTTCGAAATTCGTCCCGCTTAGTTCTGCCGCATGTGCTAGTTTTTGCACCTCCTCAGCAGTTATGCCGACACGTTTTGCAACTTTGCCAATCCTGTCAAATTTCTCAATGATTCCACCGACGACCATCGCGCCGCCCATTGTCGCAAATGCTCCCTTAAGCTTGCTTGCCATTGCACCCATTTGAGTGCCGGACTTCATAACGCGACCAGCCGCCCTCTGGAAATGTTTGTCGTCTCCAGTAAAAGTGGTGTGGAGCTTGGATGTTTTTGTCGCCATTGTTACTTATATTTTTTAGAGCTGAATTTGTTATCCTCTTTCTGCATCTTTTTCCTAACGTATTCCATTTCCAACTGGATTACTTTATTCATTGCCCTTGCCATTGGTCTGTATTTTGACCCAGCCATATTTTCAATTGCACCAGACCCAGGGACATTGTTGAATGCTTCAGCTTTTAACGCTTTCAAGGATGATTTTTTGCCCCATGATTTCAAAGCTGGAGAACCTGGGGCTGGAGTCTTTTTCTGCGTTCTTAACTTTGCACCAAGTTGCGCCGCAGGTTTCAAAAAGCCAGCCGCCAATACTCCAATACTGCGCCGCTTGCTGTTGTAAATCTTCAAGGCTTCCTCATAGTTGCCCTCCCCTTTATGGACTCCGCGATGTTTAACCCATCCATGTGCTGTTCTTCTGTAACCAGTCGCAAGAGCATGGAACAATGTTACATCCTCGCGCCTTTTGATTCTTCGCCGGCGTTTTGTTGTGCTTCTTGTTGGAATGGGTTCAGGTTTTTTTGGTCTATTTCTGTCGGCAAGTGCTTTTGTTTTTCTTGCTCTCGGCGTGTATTTAACAGCCCACAAACAAGCTTGGGCACCAAAGTGATTAATAATCTCCCGATGGGTCATTTTTCTTTTCACTTTTGCATAACGAGAAAAAGCGTTTCTCCACTCTTTGACGTTGCTGGACTTTAAATTAGCCATTTAGGGAATATAAATCTTGAACGCTGTTTCGATAGATTAAGAAAAGAAGCCGGCAATTTCTTCAAACGATTCCCCTGGGTTCGTTGTCAATAATTGCTGAAACTTTACGCCCTGCCTCGCGCAATCTATAGCTTGCAGTTGTAAGCCTTGAGAATATGGCAAGCAATTCAAATACCAATCCACGGAATGCCCCGGCAAAACGCGAGACAATGCGGCAACATACATCGCCGCCTGACTTACTTTCCCGGCGAGTTTTCCTCCAACTCTTCTGTCTGTTCTTTATCGTTTTCCACTTCATTCGTAGACCCTTCAATGTGATCCCACATTTTTGAACAGAATTCTCCGACCTCTTGAATCTCTACCGAATCCGGTGTGAAGATAAAATCCTCCGATCTGTTTTCGAACTTCTGAAAAACAATCTCCGAATCCATTCGCCATTCTCTTCTTATTGTTTTCAATTCGTCTGCATCAAATGAAGACAGCCAAAACATCATCAAAGACTGTTCCTCCAATGATATTTTGCCAGCTTCCTTAATCATTGCCAATAATGCGTAGCGATGATTGAAGGAAAAGAAATGCGGGCGCCCGTTGAATACATAATCCCCGGAGTCCAAAAATGCTTCTTCTGTAAGTTCTTCCAGTTCGTCTTTTGTCATCGTTTTTTTACTCAGTTAATCCCCACCTTTTTGCTGTTTCTTTTGATTTTCTAGGCAAGAGAAATTTCTTTTTTCCTTTCTTTAAAAAGACCCACGGCTCAACTTGTCGCCACCATTTTCTGATCACTGAACGATTGCCCATAGCCGCTCGATGATGCGACATGATAGCCAGTGGCAACTGGTCTTTTATCTTAGCCCGTAAAGACTCGTCCTGAATCTTCTCAATTAAAGCGTCCAGCGTTTCATTTGCGTCCTTGCTGTTATATCCTGCCGCAAGTCGATCCGCTGTTACAGGCGATCCTTCAGAGTCCAAGAACGTGTCGGACTTTGTTTGCAAATGATATAAAACTTTCCCTGGTCTGCCTTTGCGGTGCGGATTCTCTTTTGTGTAAGTATTAGAGACTGGTCCGTCCTTTAACGGTGCGACTCCACAAGCCATAAGGGAAGCCGCTAAATCAGTGCTGTCGGTCATCCATTGACCGTTACGCAAACCGGAGAGTTCCTCGTAGTTGTTCATTACTCAAGCTGGCGCAACTTTTACCTCTGTCGCGCAAGAGGTTGGGTTTTTGTTTATGCTATGTCAGGATGTGAAATTGCGGAAATGCTCATTGTCCTGAATCCATCGCGTGATTCGCTGAAGCTTACCGACTCAGCATAAAAACCGCCAGTTGATTCGACTCCAGCAAATGCGGAATCTTCTGTTGAATCCGAGCCAATTGGGTCGGTGAGTTTTGCATTGTTCGCATTGGCAAAAGTAATTGCCGTTCCATATTGAGCAATACACAAGCCGGCGTTCTCGTTGCTAACTTCTCCAGAAACTGTAATTGTAATGGACGGATTGTAGTTATGACAGAAGCCATCGGCACTTCCGTTCTTGTCGAAAGAATACGTTTTGGGATCGCTTATCGAATGTTCAACGGAATCCACTTTAATTCCAGATTCCACAGAGCCGACCCCCTTGCGGAGTCCATCGGCGGCGTCAATATATTGCGGTGTTGGCATGGTGCTAAAATAGTTTGATATTATAAATGTAATTGTTTTTTTGTTTGTCGATAGATCAAGGGGCAGAAAGTCCAAGCGATGCAGTAAAGCGGAAATATCTTAGCCGTTCCGCGTCTCCAGCATAATCATGGGATTGGTCATAGAACACACTTCCGTCCATGCACTTCAAACGACCAGAAGAAAGCTGGGTTTCTATATCAGACCCTCCATCGCCTAGTGCTGTTTCTATCTCCTTCATTATGGTGTCCGTGTCGTCGTCGGATAAATCTCTCGGATCAAACTCAACTTCCACAGCACATATCCACCAACCTGTTCCCGGTATGTCTTCTCCGTCCCTTCCGATTGTTACAATTACCACGGGAGCTTCTTGATCCAGTCCCTCGTCGTCGATTGTGTGACCAGTTAAAATATTGGCATCCGGCACCAAAGATACTTGTGCCTCCAATAAAGCCTTTACGCGATTTTCCGCAAAGCTTTCAAGCGTTGATGGGCTGGCAATCTCCATTAGTAACTTCGCAGAGCTATTCTCAAAGTGAAAGCTTCTTCTTCAACTCCTTCCTCATCAACAACGCAATTCCACCCATCCAGTTTTGCTCTGCTTCCGGGCGCGGGAATTGTTTTCAAGTCGCTTTTGAGAACTCCAACCAATGCTCTTCTTGTGCCTCTTTGTCGCCCTCTTCTTGCGTCCCCTTCAGTCGTAGGCGGTGCAATCAATAAGGCTGAAATTGTCTTCCCGTCCAATATCAACTTAGCATCCCCGTTCCTTTTCGCGAAGTTGAATTGGCTTTCAACTGCTTTTTGGAAAGTTGATAACATGGAAAGGAAGAGTGGTTGAGGATTTAGCGTTCAGCCTCGACCACGGGTTTCGCTTTCGCGGATTTTTTCTTTGCGACTTTCTTTTTGGGAGCTTCACTCAATTCCGCATCCCCGTATCCAATTAGAATATTTGCCGCCTGTTGCGTTACTTCGTAAACATTGCCAGTCCGAAGAATTTTTCCATCCCTGGAAACGCTTTTAATCATCTTTATATGTGCCATTTCTTTTGTGGTTTTGTTTCTGAAGTCGTCGCTTGTTAACATTAAAAAATGCCGGGGGAGATTTTAGCCTCCCCCGGTCATTGTGATTAGGTGCGATTAAGCTCCGTTGTCGGAGGTTGCAAACGCTTTCGGCTGACGGACATCTCCGTCACACATTACGTTGGCAACAAAGGTCACAAGACGATTCTTGGCTCCGCTGAATGGATCATAAACGATTTCCACACCGTCCCAAATACCAAGGAGGTATTCGCTCAAGTCGCCAAAGATAGTTCTTTCGGCTTGAATGTTGGAAGTGCTGTAAGCGTTATATCCAAGGATTGTATTGTTAGCCATGTCCCACTGATAACCGCTTACGGCACTTGTGAGAAGTGTCTGCTTCATGTTTGAAGCAATCACGGCTCCGGTAATCCATGAACAATTATCCCGAAGGGCGTTGTTGTTGTCCAAGGATTCCAAGAAGTCGTGCAACTCAGCAGTGGTAGGCTTTCCGCCACTGTCGTCGGCAATAGCAATAACTGGCACATCATTTGCGTTAATGATTCCCTGTGGCTCGTTTGAACCATCTCCAAGTCCTTGAATCACGGCTTTATCAAGCCCGACTGCAATCGCTTGGTTTAAATCATCGCGAATCAATGCGTCCACGTCAGGAGTTCCCTGGGCAAGTAACTGCTTGGAAACATCGGTATAACAACCGAGGTGGCGTGGTGTCATTGTAACGCTTGCAAACTGTGGCTCGCTGTTGGCAGATGCTTCGACCTCAGTCTTGAAGCTTGCGGCCGCGGCACTTGATTTGCGAGGAATTGAAACGTCCCCTTTCAGTCCGTTAAGGACGCGGACTCCAGCTTGCAATGTGACCATGTTTGGCCTCAATGCGTCGATGAAATCGCCTCCACGAAGATCGGTTCCGACAAGCTCGTCTCCGTCTGTTGCTGTTCCCGCGACTAGGTCACGCTTAGACGCGACAAAGAAGCCGTTGGTTTCACGCCCGGAGCGTTGAGCAATTGCATCAGATACCTCGCCCTCAAGACCACCAACGCTTTTGCCGGCAACGAGTGCCCGCATGGCTTCAGTCAGTGAATAAGACTTGGATTCCTTCTTTGAAAGACCGAGAGGCTCAGGGCTTGTGCCTAAGCTTGCGTTCTTTTCTTTTAACTTTTTAATGGCGGCACGCTGGACATCTTCGACAGATTCACCGTTGCGAAGGCGAGCAAGTGCCCACTCCGCATCCTCGACCTCTTGCCCAATGGCAAGAATCGCGTCGGCTCTTTTGTCGAACTCTTCGGCTCCAGCTTTGACAGCCTTTGCCTTGATTTCTTCAGCGTCCACCTCATTGATTGGATTTTCCATGATTAAATGAGTTTTTGGATTTATGTTTTTGGTTTCTTGCTTCCCGCTCTCTTCTTGTGATTCGGCCGGCTCCGTGTCATTGTCGCCATCCTGTTCAGCAGTCACGCCGTCAAGGTTGCTTTCTTCTCTTTTGAGTTTGGAAATCTTTTGCCGAGCATCGTTAACGCTCGCATATCCACGGATTTGGGCCTCATCATCTGCCCCGAGTGGGACCAAGCTTGCTTCGCTTGCCATCCACTTTGTTCGGATGTTCACTGGACCAGTATATTCTGTTCCGTTTATTTCTCTTTTTTCGCCTTCCGGGATGTGAACGGTTTCTCCATCACTGTATGAGTAGCCAACCGACATTTCGTTAATATGTCCCTCTGCCACTTTCGTTGCGATCTTTTCTTCCGTTTCTGAAATTCTTATATTGCCTTCCGCAAAGTTGTAGGGAACGTCACGCTCGCCGGCGTTTCGGATCGTTATTTGATCAAAGCTTCCCAAGACATTACGGACGCTGGACGTGTTGTGCGTGTCCAGTAATTTAATGGACTTTCCTCGGGTCTTCATGCCCGACATAAGCAAAACTTCCGGCACATATTCGCCGCGTGAATAGTCGAACATTGCCACCGGCTGTTCTGAAGTTAGTATCCCACGAGAAGTTTGGTTTTCCTCTCGTTCAATGGTAAAAGTTCTATAGCCTTTTTGGTCCATATTTTATCAATAACACGTTTTTATTCCTTCGCTAGATCGGGCTTCAAAACATCTGGCAGACTTGCTTCCAAATCGCCTCCGTTTTCGTTAACAATCTTCCGAGCTTCTTCTGCTGTAATCACTGTTCCGACTGCCAAGTAAATTTGTTGCAAGGTTCGCGCCAAAGAATCGCTCCTTTCACTGCTTGAAATAACTCCAGGGACTGGCAATCCAGCTTTCTTAAACGCTTCAACATCCCGCGACCTTTCTTCCAAAATTGTTTCAAGCGAAATGCCCAAACGTTCCTTCACGGCACGACTTAAAGAAGTGGCTCCAATTGCGAGTTCTTTTTCCAATCCTGCCACATCTTTCAGCGGATCCACCCATGCTTGTCCTTTTCCGATGAATGTCGCTTTGGCAAAGTTTTTAAAGTTGCTAGTTGGAAGAGAAATCGCTCCAGTGTTTAAACAAGTTCCAAGCCAGCTTCTAAAAATTACTTCTTCTTCGTTTTCAATGTTCCATTGCCTAAAGGTGTCGGTCAATGCGCGAATGTTCAACTTCGACTCCCTCAAGCTTGAATAACTTACCCCGCTAAAATCTTGAGCAAGTGTCGGATAGGAACTATGCAATCCGCTTGCCACACCTTTCAGAACTGCCGCGCGGAAGCCATCAAAGTTGGCGTTTGGATGGGTTGGATTTAAAAGTGTAGCACGTTCGCCAGGCTCAAGCTCAAACTTGCCGCCGGGAGTTAATTCTTGGTCCGCGTATTCGTCGCCCTCATAAGGTGCTGATGCGTCCCGCTCAATCGCGACAGTCGAACAAGCAGAGATCCGCGCACTAATCAATTCCGCTTCTTGAAACTTCTCCAAGTGTCTGAGGGCCTCAATGCATGAAGTCATTAACGGCTGACCATGCGACGACTCTGGACGGTTTCTGTAAAATCTGTGGATTATGTCTTTTGCATCCACACGGGTTCGCTTTTGCCCAGATGTTGTGCCGTAAGTGTCGCCGGGGTGTTCGCCAAGCAAGTGATAAGCCACTGGTCGGTTGTAACGATCAAGCTCCTTGCCCATCACAATCCTATTCCCTTGCTTTGTGGCGCGAACATTGTAATCCACATCCAGTCGATCAATCTCCAACAAGTGCAATGTGAACGGCCAATCACCTTTGTCCCAGCCGCGCACTTTCTGAATCAATATTCCGCCGTCCCTTGCACAAGCCCGTTCCGATAAAGCTTTCAATTCCATATACGGCATATCCCCTGCCGCGGTGCAGTTGCGAGGCTTTTTCCAATCTTCCCAAGCTTCTTCGATTATCTCCCTAGCCGCAATATCTTCGCGGCCTTGTGCGTTTGTCGCCAAGCTTTGAAACGTAAACCCATTGCCGACAATGTTCGTTGTCCATTCAGTTAGAAACCGGGAGGCATAACTGTTTGAGCGTTCAAGATCCCGCGTTTGGTTTCTTAATTGTTTAATGCCGCCGCGGAATTCGGAATGAGCATTTGTCCATGGGGCACTCCAGCCGGCGTTCAGTTGTGAAGAAATAACCGAAGAATAGGCGCGAGCTTTTTCCTTAATCGGTTTTTTCAACTCCATTTTTTGGCTTTTTGGGTTGAAATAATATCGGCTCATTAATCCACTAGATATATTCTGCCACGCCGTGTTCTGTCTCCGCTGAATAGCCGATAGGCGTGCTTTCTTTCTCGATTCACTTTGGCTTGGTAGTTGTCAATTAGTTGTTCCAGTTCCATGCTTGCAATCTTGGTCACATCTTGTCCAAGAATGGAGATGGACTCTTGAACGTCCACGGCACGTTCTTCCATTGCCGCTTTGAGTAACCGGAGGCACTTCTCGTTATGCGTCTCAACTGGGATCGCTTCAGGATTGGGCAAGACGACCGTTGTGCCAGTTGCCACCGTTTTCGTCGTCGCGTCTTTTGCAACCCGAATGCCCCACAACCAACGCCCCGATTCCAATGCCGAAGAGTCGCTGGGTGAGATTGTAAAAACGAAGTCCGTTCCAGATGCCACGCCTTCAATTCGGTAAGCACTTGCGCCCGGTCTTTGAAAGACGCAAGTGGCAACCCAGCTTTCTGCCGCCGAATAGTCTGCAAATGAACTGGTCCACGTCGAAGAGTCGCCCGCATAAAATGATTTTTTTGGTGCTGAATCTGCCACGCTTTCAAATGTAACGAAAAAACCAATTTTCGATAGTGTCAAACCTTTGCAACTTTTAAAAGTCGAATGTGCAAGCCCCGCCCGGTTCTTTGTTTGTCGATTAAGTTTCTAGAAGCCATTAGATCCAAAGCTCTTCTTGCCCCGGTTTCACTCAACAAAGCAACAGACGCAACCTCTCCAAGACTTGAATGGAACTCTGTTGTTTCACACTTTGCCGCTATCTCGCGGAGTGCTAGATAGCAAGCAAGCGTCCCAGGTTGGCTTTCCGGCCATCTTCTAATTAAGGTGGTGGCATCAATATCAAAGCGGATTTTTTTCATAACTCGTCGGCGGGCAATTTGTTATTTCCTGAGATTCGACAACTCAAGGCTCGGTTTAGTTTATCCAAAAGTTCCTCTTTGTCCATCTCAACATTACAAAGGGCACCAATCGAAACCATTGGAGTGTTGCTGTTCCAATACGCAATCAATTCCTTTAGTCCAGAAACTGTCATCGGATTCGAAAAGCCTCCAATTAATTGATTTCCATTTCCTTTAAATCGAAAGGCCGTTGGGTTAATTACTCCGCGTTCAGTAATATAATCCAAACTTCTAGCCGTAACCCAGTCCTCGCGAGCTTGCGACAAAATCGCCAAATGGATTCTTTGCCAAGGGGCAAGCTGGTCATCCAATTCGCTTTGTTTCATTGTTTACGAATTAAAGCCTCCAATAAACCCAGAGCCTCCTTGCTTTTTGCGGATTGTTCTTTTTCTCGCCGGCTGTTCTTTTCTTGTCGTCTTGCTTTTGTTTCTGTTCATGTTTTCGCGCACTCGATCAAATCGCGGGTTAACTGCAACCCTAGCCGCTAGGGCATAAACAAAACAATCCAACGGCTCGTTTCTTTTCCCTGTCGGGCATACATAGCGGGTGAAAGACTCTCCTCGGAATATTTCTTCTTTTCCAAATTCGCAAGTAAGTCCATCCAAGTATTGATGAGTGGCGGCACGATTCAGATGGACATAACCGGGAGGGACGCTTGTTGAGTCTTTTGCCGTCAAACTCAATCGCGCATATAATATATCCTTGGCTTGGTTAACTCCAACCGGATAGATTCTTGCCTTGGGGGAATTTGCATAACGTAACTTTCCCAAGATTGGAGCATTGACTGTTGGCGATCCTTGCACAGCAGAAACTCCAAGAAGTTGCTTCGAAAATGTCCAAGGTAAAACATGCTGATCCCAATGTCCTGCATCAACAAACACGCGGCTCCCTGGCTGAAATAAGGCAAGATTTGCTCCGCTTGGGTGCGGGTATGAACAAGAACTAAGAAACTTTTCCAAGTCGTTCCAAGTTGCTGGGTCATCTGGTGCGCCCTGGATCATCTTGTGTTCCAAAAGCCAGCTTTCTTTATTCTCACCCCAGCCCCAAACAGACGCTTCCAAATATCTCTTTTGCACATCAACACCCGCAGTAATAATCAACACCCCATCCGGTAACTCTTCGCGCGGGTTGTATTCTTCGACGCGATCAAGCAAAGCATTGGCATCCGGGGCTTCGACCACTTCCGGTTTATACGGTTCAGCGTCGAACGTGTTGGTAAGGACGTGTCTTGCTCTGTCTGGATTGTCCGCTTTTTCAATCTTCTCCTCCTGCGATGCGACCCAATGCAAATGACAAGAATAACCCTTTTGGACTGGATGTGGTGAAAGCATTCCATTGCCCCAAAACCCAGCTATCCCATTAAAAGGTCGCGTTGCAATCCATCGACCATTGACAACCATTTCCCTTCGTTGCTTGTCTGTAATGCCTTCTCCGCAATGTGGACAAATCAAAACGGCAAGCTTGGGGTTGCCTTCAGGGTATTGCAGATGCTCGCGGAGAATTACATATTCCGTCGAACAATGCGGGCAAGGTGTGTGCCACTTTCTGTAGTCGCTCGCTTGCAACAGTTGAGAAATTCGACTCCTGCCCTCGACTGATGGATAAGAAGCCGCGATCCGTATTGTGTCGCGATACTCAGAACCCCTTGTCCAGAAAATCTCAAGCTGGTCGCCTTCGTCTTTTTCGCTTGATTGCAAAGCATCCACCTCGTCGGCAAACAACAAGTTCCCTTTTGCTCTTCGCATCTCTCCGGGTGCGTTGCCTCCAAATATGTTAATCAGTCCACCTGGGAATAGTTTGTGGAGAATCGTGTTTGACGAATCGCGCCGCCCTCCGCGTTCAAGCCATCGCAAGCTTGGAGTCGGTGCAAAGAGTTCTTTCTCCAGTGTTTCTTTTGACCACTTTTCGGCCTGACTGGTCGTCGGATATAAAGCAAGTATTCTTCTCGGTGCTTCGTCGATTGCGTGTCCGATTATGTTCATACAAACCTCCGTTTTCCCTAGGCGAGAAGCCAGTTGGAATACTGTCATTTGGACAGAAGGGTCAAAAGGCGTTTCCATCATTTCCTTTTGATAAGGAGCAAACGCGAAACGATAACGCCGACCACCTTCCATTCTTCTTGTGTGTTCAGCCCAGACATGGGCTGGAGTTATCTCTTCATAGTTGAAAACCTTGGAGACTGTTCCCGAAGTGCCGTCGATGTATTTTTGGAAACCTGTTGTCATTCGTCGAACCCTTCTGCCCATTTCTTGCCATGATCCCGTATTGCGTTGAATATGTCTTCCTTTGCCCGTTCGTTAAGATCCGAGCCTTTTATTATTTGAGCAATCCCCTCCAATAGATCGTTTTCCGCTTTCATCAATGCAGAAACTTCTGCCACCTCTCCTTCGATCTTCTCCGCTTGCAGTCGCTTCAATCTTGTTTCCTCAATTGCCAAGTCCGTTCGTGCCGCTTCAAGACTGATCCTTTGGGCGTGTTGCTCATCGAGTGGACGAAGTTGCAAGACTGCCTTCGGATCAATCTCTTTCCCTAGTCCCCATCTTGTTTGTCTCGTCTTGATTGAGTGACGGTCAAAGCCGGTGAATTGAGCAATTGCAGTGCAGGTTGGCATTTTATAGTCCTTATAGTATTTTAACGCAAGCTTGGCAACTTGTTTGCTTTTTCTCGTCTATATCGTTCTAGGATTCGTTTTAACGTGTTTTGGATTTGTTGCTTGGTCGTATGCGATTTTCACAAACAAACAGCACCAGCCTCATCCTCCGCTCTTGTAGTTGCATTATAGAAAGCCGTATAGCTAGAAAAAGATGTCGCGCGAACC